TGTTCTAGTCCTTTTAAAACCTGAACATAAGCAGATTCTCGTTGTCTTCCCGCAGTATCTACCGCATCTAAAGTTTTAGAAACTTGTCCAGCATTAACAAATATTTGATGATGCTGTATATTTCTAGTGGTGGGGCTGGGGTTCACATAACTAAAATCACTGCCCTCATTAGCATAGTTTGTTGCACTTGCAGTTGCCAATTCTTGGTTCTGCCATTCGTATGATATCGCTTTAGTTGCGATTTTATTCATATTGGAAAACAAAGGAACTTCTGCTGGATCAATTCTCGTGATCACATCAGACAAATCCTCACGCTCACCAATACTTGTTGCGCTAGTGTAAATTGCCATTTTTATTACTCCTTAAAAGTTAATGTTGTTATTGTTGTTTTTGTGCTAGTAAAAAATTTACTGCATCTTCTCTTTTGCCACTTTTTTTCAAGCGATCAAATAATTGTTTGTTACGTCTAGCTTTAGTTTCAGACTTAGTAGTTGGCACGTTGCCTTTAGCCATTTTAGGGGCTTTAGTAACTTTCTTTTTGGCTACTTGATTTTTAGCCATAAGATTGTCATACAACCATGCTTTTCGTAAAATCTGAATGGCTCTACTATCTGAGGCTTGGCTTAACTCGTTATCAGTAAACCCAAGTTTCCGAGCGTAATTAGTAATGCTTTGTTTTTCTTTTGTTGCCACATCACTATTTGTCCATTCTGGAATACGTTCCATAAGTCTAGTTTTTTCAACCTCAAGATTTTTCGTATATTGTTGAACTAAATCTTGTTGTTGTTGTGTTTGTATTCTTTGCTGTTCATCTTTGACAGCTTTTACAGTTGCCTGATGTTTTTCAAAAGCATCTTTCTGACGTAAATATTCAGATGGATCACTATTGATTAAATTAGCATCTGGCTCTGGAACAGGATTACTTAAAAACTGTTCAACTGCTTTAAGATTTTCAGCAAGTGCTTGACGTTCAGCTTGAATTTGCTGTGCATTTTGCTCAAACTGTTTTCTTTGTTCAGCCAAAGTTTGGCTTTTTTTTGTATAGTCAGCCGTTCTTGAATATCCATTCTGAAGTTCTTCCAGAGTTACATCAACGTTTTCACCATTAACTCGAACAGTGTACATTTCTGGTTCTGTTGAAACTTCTTCCTGATTATCCTCAACGTTTTCTGATTCAGTATAATCTACCTCATCACTTTCTACTTCAGTATCACTATCTAGTTCAACATCAGTTTCAGGTGCTGTGGTTTCTTCTACTTGTTGTTCCTGACCTTGTTGGTCAAGATTATTTGATTCTTGTTCGGCATCTGAGTTGTCCGTTTTCGGCTCATTAGCTTTCAAGAGGTAATCGACAGCTTGTTGTCGACTAAAAGTATTGTTAGGTTCACTTCCTGTTTCAGGATTGGTGTTTTCCATAATTCATTCCTTTTGTTAAAAAAATTTTCGTTTATGCAAATTATCTAGTTTTTCTTTAGCGAGTTTTGAGTCGCTTACCAGAATTTGCATTTCTTCACGTACCTTACGCAAAGACTGTAGTAAGAAATAAGAACGCTCACGAACGTCCTTATCTTCTGGCTTACTTTCTGAGAAACCTGATACATATCGTTCCTCAAGGATTCTATAAACTTTTTTAAAAATTGGATTTTCCAGCAAATCTTTTGCTTGATTTCCTTGAGCCATTCTTTGGCGTAAATCCATATCATCATCATTTTGCATTAAATTATATTGTAGTTTCTAGGTGCAAGTAGACCACTCATAATTGTACGAGGGTCAATTTGTGTATTTAAAGGTTGTAACATTTGTTGGTTATTCATCATCATTGGTGGTAGTTGTGGAAATGCAAACTGAGGTGGTTCAGCCATCATTTGATTCATTTGCATACCTTGTTGATTTAATTGTTGCGGTGATTGAGCCATACCTCCACCTAACATAGCGGAACGCCCAACTCCTGAAAAATCACCGAGTAAGCCACCGCCTAATAGTTTTCCTACTCCAGCCATTGGCGAATCAGCTATGCCAAAAAGGTTACTTGCGGGTAATCCTGTAATAGCATCACCAAAGCCACCTAATACACCTTTTAATCCACCAAGTCCTGAAAGTAATCCTCCAGCACCAGCTAACGTTGCACCCGTACTAGCTACTGCGGGTAATATACTTGCACCCGCCATAGGTGCTAAAGCTGTCATGATTGGTAACATAATTATCTCCTATAAATTTTGACTTACTTCTTTATTACCAAGAACCTGAGCTTGTCCTCTAAGCTGAAGTTCGGCATTTAATTCGATTTTCTTTAACTCCAAATCTGCCATCATTTTTTCTTTAGCAAGTTGGATATCTGATTCTAATTTTTTCTGCTTGAGGGCTATTTCAGCCTCTGCTTTCATTCTATCAACATTTACCTCTTGCTCTGCCTCACTTGGCTGCGGCTGAATTGGTGGTTGTTGAGATGGATCAAGAAAAAATTCATTTACATTTTTAAACCCAGATAGTTCTAATATTTTGGCATAGGTTTCTCGTAACTGCGATAAATTGGTTAATGGGTTTTGCATACCCAAAGTTGTCAATATTTGTGATTGTACTTCAGCTACACGTTGTAATACTGTAATCTTATCAGTAGCTTGTCCTGTACCTAAACCAACATTGACTTGAATGTCATAGTTGTTTTGCCATTGACGAGGATCAACAGGTATAAATTTATTATTTAAACGAACCATTTGTTGCTGAGTACCATGCTTAGTTGCTAGATGTAAAATACCTAACATTAAATCTTTAACTCCTGTTTCAGCAAATACACGAGCAATTAATTCAATTTTACCCTGACTAGCTGATACAATTTGATTTACTGCACTCGCAGTTGTTGATTGTAAAACTTGTGGGTCTAAACCCATTGATGCTTTGTTTAATCCTGTACGTGCCTCTTTTAAGGTGTCCAAATAATCCAACATTGGAAATGCTTGATTTGCTACTAACGGAGTTGATAAAGGTTGAACAGCACCAATATTCTTACTTCGTATTATACCTCCCGCTTCGTTATTCAGGACATCATCAATATTAACAGCACCATCTTGAACTACCAACCTAGTGTTATTTGATAGATATAAATTATCTAAAATCTGTCTTAGTACAGTTGATTTAATTAACTGAATATCCATTAGACTTTCAGCCACAGATTGACCAATTAATCTATGAGGCATTAGAATTGGACTACAACAAGCGAATGGAATATGATCAAAGACTTCGTTATGCAATATTTCATACGATCCACCGATTGAGCAAATACGTCTTAACTCGCTTATACCATCACCATCTACATCAACTTTGATATACATCTCATGATATAAAACTTTTTTCCTAGAATCATCTAAGGAATCATTGTCAACAGTACCGCCATCAATATCATCAAACCTATTCAGTTTTTCTTCTTCCTGATCTAATTCTTCTCCCGTACCCGCATACTGTAATACAGTTTCATAATCATAACCCATAGCCACTAATTCACCGACAGTCATTTCTCTTCTGTGGCAAACAAATTCAGCATCAGATAATGATTTACAATGACGAGGAATCAAAAATTCTTCTTCAGGTATATTAATTATTTTAATTTCGCCAGATGTTTTCTTACGCTTGATTTTAACATCATAGACCATAGGTATGGGTATGACGTTACCCATTTCATCTGTTTGTTCTTCTGCATCTTCATTTATTGGGCGTGAATCTTGTTCAATGATTTCAATATTGTCATCTGCTGTTAAAATAGTTAATTCATCTAAAGTTAAATTATTGTACGATTCTTCAGTAACATTTTCTGATTCTTCCCAGTAATATTTTACGACACCCAGTTTAAACAACATGGCTGATTTGAACCAATTATGAAATAACGAAAAGCCACTGTTTTGCTCTATAACATAATTAGCATAATGCGAGGCTTGTTCTGCACCCATAACATCTTCAGCTTGGCGAGGTAAAAATTTTACATAATCTTTACTTGATGTAAAAATTCGCATAACAGAGGGCATGATCTGTTCAATAACCTCTTGTACATCTGAAGTTACTACTTTTGACTTACCCTCTTGTTCATTACCGAATGGTTCAGAGTTATAATAATCCTGTACATCAATACGGAAACTGGATAAGTCTGTATCGTAATAATTTAGAGCATCTTCAACTTCGTTTTTTAAAATAGCCTTGAGTTGAGATTCTTCCATCTTTGGCATAATTAATTCTTTTCTTGTTTGTAAATATTTGGCGAATAGCCATTAATTGTTAGGTTCTTAAATTCGTTTATTTTTTCTTCTTTTTTTTTGTTTTATTCATTTTTTTATTTTTTCCGTACATTATTTTCTCCTTTTTTTAAATGTTGATACTTTGCTTTTAGGGTTTGCTCTTTTACGAGTAACCGCTGACTTAACTTGTGCCTTAGTCATTTTCTTAGCAGTAGCTAACGGAACACATTTTGGATAACCACGCTTAGAACTTTTAGCTGACTTACGTCCACAAGGTTGATACTTGCCTTTTTTCTTAGGACTAGCAATATCTACCCATTTTTCTTTTTTAAACCATTTGGTTAAACCACCTTTAGGCTTTGCCATTATGCAGTCCTATATTTGCCACCACGCTTTTTATAGGTTCTAACTAACCAGCCATTACTATATGCTGAGGGATAAACATCAAATTTACGTTTTGCCTCTGCCTTAACACGTGCATATAGCGAAGGGTTAGTCGGTATAGCCTTTTTCTTTTTAGTGGGTTTTCTTTTTTTAGTCATTTATGTACTTTTTGTATTTTAAATGTAGCTTTTAAACTTGCCCCTTTATGTGGTTTGAAACCACCAGTAGGGTTTTTCATTAAAGTGTAGCCACTACCCTTTTTCATAAAATGATACCCACGTGGGGCTGATATTGATTTAGTATTTTTCATTTGATAAACATATTGTGTAATAATTCGTCATACTCTCGTAATTCTTGATGTGTATTTCTAAAAGGATAATTTATACCACTACTAACTGCTCTATTAATTGCTTGTTGCTGGTCAACCATTTGTCCGTCTAACAAACTAGGAATTAAAGTTGGTAAACCACTATTCAAACGAGGATCATTAACTTGCATAGTATAAACTGTTGAAATTTTACCATCATTGTCCATAAAATTTCCAGTATTCAAACTATTGTAATGATGCCTAACAATAGGATCACTTGGTGTTGGAAAATTACTAAAAGGCAAGTTAACAAAAAAATTAGGTGTTGAAAATGATTGTGGATTTATAGGTTGTCCTAATAAATTTCTAAAATAATTATTATTATTAAGTAATCCCATAATACTTTACCATTTCTTACAACTCCAATAACGGGCTGAGGTTTTATCTTTGGCAGTATCACATTTGTGTCTTGCCCTGAAACTTTTTCTGCGACCAGGTTCGTTTTTGCGAATCTTTAAATTTGGATCACCAAATGTAACTCGCACCACATTGTCGTTTTTATTCTTTACAAAAACTTGAAATTTTTTTCTACCAAAACTCGTCTGCCCTTTACTAATACGAGTGGGTTTGTTTAATGTTACTTTTCTGCCTTTGTAGGTTGCCATTCTAATTTCTCTCTAATTAAATCTGCTATTGATACTTGTATGCCTAATTCACGACTTTTCACGTGGGCTTGTTTCACCAACTTTTCTTTTAACTCAACAGGCATATTTAAATTATACGTTACAGTGGGTACACCCAACTTATGTGGTCTGGGCATTACGCTGAACCTACACAATATTCAGAAATATCATCATCAACAATTTCAATGCCTCGTAATACTTTGAGATAATCGTCTTTGTCCATCTTGTTGTACTTCGCCATATATGCACCCGCAAATATGCAATTATACATCAAGTCCTCCCATTTGATCTGGGGGTTGATACGTTTAATCTCTATTAAATATTCAGTTATCGGAATCAATGCCGAAATATCCATTGGCAAATCTTCTTCTAAATCGTCTATACTATCCATGAAAGATTTCTTTCTATTGGTCTATTCCATTTGTAATTTCTATTACTATTATATCCACCAAAACGAGTTGCAAAAGTTAGACAAAAAGCATCTGCAACATCTGGACTTCGTAGCCCTTTTCTTTTCATAATTTCTTTTGAATCAACTTTTATTTTACCATTAGACAAAAACGTGTAACTTGGTGCAGTCAATTCAGCAATTAACACATCATCTTCTGGAATCTTACAATCCCTACTTTCAAACCACTCTCTTGCCATAAACCATAACTCGTCCCGTAGTCGCATATATTTATCTTGCATACTGGGTAACTCAGCCACATTAACAGCGGTGATTTGACAGTTCAAACCCATTTCCTGAAGTCTATCCGCTACGCCAGCACCTAAACCAATCGAGTCAATTAATATCTCAGTAGGTCTTTTGCTATAAGGTAACGCCTCATATTCAGAAACAACTATGCCGACTGTTTCCATTAAATCCTTACCTTGCCACGTTTTTATTTTCTCTAACAACGTATTGCCTTGCCTTTTAGCTAAAGCAGTGCGGTCTGATCCAAACCTACTTATGTCCAAGCCAAATATAACTTCATTCGAACTTGGTTCTACGTCCCTAGTCGTTGCCTCTGAGATTAAATGCATGGGGACTACTGAGTCATCATTAGTAGCTGGAAACTCACCTAATACCCTTATTTTATACACATTAGATTCCTCGCCATATTTATCAGCCATATCCTTAATAAAATCAGGATTGACATGACTAGAATCATGACAACTAACAGTAAACGTTTTCCACTTGTGTTTCATACTGTTATGACTGTCGTAGAAATAACCCGTATTTCGTGTTGGGTTTCCCGTTAAAATTGTTTTTGCCCCCTTAGTGGACATAGCACCCTCACCGACCTGAAATATAATATCAGGAATACCTGATGCCTCATCACATACAAAAATCATGTTGGGCGAATGATAGCCCTGAAGTGATTCTGGGGATTCTCTTCTACTCGTGATAAATGTGGCAAACGACTCAGTTGCACCCAACAAACTAATCTTATCTGACTTAAACTCAAATAAGTTTCTGAACCCATCTGGCATTTGTCTATGCCACTTTTTACATTCAGCCATTAAAACATCATTTAACTGTCTTGCTGTGTTTGCAGTAACAGCAACCTTGCATGGCATCTTAGTGGCTAACCAATACAAAATAATCCAACTTAACAAAGCTGACTTACCAGTACCATGACCTGATTTAATGCTAATCTTATCATCAGTTAACAATGACTCTAAGACATCTTGTTGCCATTTCTCTGGCTTTGCATTTAACATTGTCTTGACAAACAAAACAGGGTCAAGTGCTAGTTTAGTTATAATTTCAGAATTTTGCATAGAATCCTATTGGCTGTTCTAAAGAAAAGAGGGGGGTATCTCTGGGGAGATGGTGGTATAGCTATAATAACTGCCCCGCCCGTTTTTATAAGGTGGGGGGTTATAAAATTACAGCTAAAAAACCTCTTTTGTGTATGTTTTTGTGTATTAATCTTTGTAAGTTATTGATTTCATTATCTTGTGTTCGGTTAGTTAAACCGAATACTGCATAAATCAGGGAAAAATCTACGCGTGTAGTGATAAACTTCTTAAGAGGTTTTACCCACCTTATCGCTTATCGCAACAACGTTAACCCTTGATTTCTCTTTGTTTTTTTCTTCTATCCGTTGCTTGATAGTATCTTGTACTTTTGATAATTCATCTACGTAATTAGTCTGATTAACGTCCAATACTTGTCTATCTGACCATTTACTATTCATTTTGCTGACAGTCCACTTCAGTGCATCTATTGCTACTCGACAGTTCTGAAAGTCAGTTCTTTGTCCTGTTAATAATTCTATTGCGATATCATTAATCATTTCACCATAAAGGTCGCCTTGATTTTCTCTTGCTGTTTGATACTGCCTATAAAAATTCTCATCATTGTTTAGCCATTTCATAACTGCCTGAACGCTAGGCATATCTTTCATCTTACAAATTGATCGTAATGATTTACCCTCGACTATATATTGGCAAATCTTGTTTAACAGGTCTGGTGTCTTTTTTATATATTTCTGTACCATCTAATATTCTTTTATTTAATTTAAACTCATTAGTGTTTGTACACTTCAGTGCCACTAATTCTTGGTTTGTATTTTGTAGTTTTTGTTTATGATAATGATAAGCATACTTACAATCTTTATGAAGTGATGTATCGTAAGTTACATACAACCTATCATTAAACTCTATCCATAGAGTAATAATAAAATATTCAAACATTGTATAAATGCCTAACCATCAACTGAATGATTAGGACTTTGAGGAGGAAGGGAAATTTAAGTTTCTTGTGAAACTTTACTAAATATAGCCTTTTTCAGGTTGCCAGTCAAGTAACTATATTCTTTTTTAGTATATTTTTTATATATTTGTGAATATTTATTTGCAATCTATACCTTTTTGGTCTAAATTTACTATTATGGAAAAATATATGTTTAACTTTTTACTACGTTGTATTGGGATAAGTTTATCTCCTACAATGATTTTTTATACGATTCATCACATAATCCATAACAACTATGCAAATGTTGCATTAGGTATTGTGATGTTTGTCTTTTCTTTATGGTTAGCATTACATGAAGAATAAGAAAAGAATAAACCCTAATTACTATAAAGGCATTACTCCTGATGGAACTGAAATAGAAATTCTTGATGTAGTTGATGCCTTTAATCTTAATCACAATCGTGCTTGTATGTTAAAATATATTGCTCGTGCTGATAGCAAAGATAATGTCATATTAGATTTATTTAAATGCATGAAATATAATATTCGTGAATTAAAAAAATATGGTGTTGACGTTGCTCATTTAGATGAGGCTTTAAAACAGTATGACAAACCTTTTGCTTATCCAGCATCTGATCCTAGTTTAGATTTAAATGCTCAAGTAGAAGTTAATCAAAAGATTGACGAATACAAAGATAAAGAAAATAATCCTGACGACTAACCAATACCCCAATGGTCGCATAAAGTGTCCAAGGCAACAATTAATACTGACATACCAGTCTTAGGTCTTACTCCGTAATATTCCTCCCATACTTTGATTGGTTCATTGTACAACAGCACTTTGTCTAGGATAGAACATAAACGCTTACCTACGACCATTCTAGCCTCATTTAGGGCTACATAATTATCCCCTTGTCTACTAGCCATATCAGTTGTTGTACTACTACTGACCACAGGATTTAATGATGATGTTACTTTTTGTTGCAGCCCTGAACTTCTCCATAATGTATAATATTTCATACCAGCATCATACTGTTGCTGAGTTATCTGCTTTTTGAGTAAGTACGTATCGAGTAGGTTCTGTGTTAGAATCCTTGCTCTTTGCACTTTAGTTTCTAATGTTTCCCATTCATATACATTTTTCTTTAATTGTTCTGTTGTAGGTGTTTCCTGGTAAATGGGTTTATGAGATGTATAGGATAAATCCTCAGCTTTATATTGTCTTTTCTTTTTCTTCATAACAATCCATGCTTTTTTAATTGCTGTATTTGTTGTTCTTCTAATTGGTAGCCGAGTTTTTTATATTTATGTAACCAGCTTTGCATTATGGCTTTATCACTTGGCTGAGTTTCTTCTGTAATTAGATATTCATCTTCCCACCCTTTTTGATGCAACCAAGTATATGGATTTTTGTAGTATTGTATTTCAGTCTTACACTCCTCTTTTTCTTCATTGTATTGTTTCATCTTTTTAATAAGAATGGCTGAGTCTACTGTTTTTATTATTTCTTGATATTTCT